GCATCAGGAACTGGTGGTCAGTTATTAACAAGAACAACTGGTGCAGTTATCAATCCAAACCTTGAACTTCTTTTCTCTGGTCCTGCACTCAGAACATTCTCTTTTCAATTCAAGATGAATGCAAGAGAACCATCAGAAAGTGCAGAGATTGTAAAGATCATTCGATTCTTCAAGCAAGGATCTGCAGCACAAAAAAGTAAGTCTCACCTCTTCTTAAAGTCTCCTCATACTTTCCAGATTCAATATCTTCATAGAGGTCCAGGTGGTGAAAATAATCCTTTCATGAATAAAATAAAAGAGTGTGCTCTGCAATCTGTTGCAGTAAACTATACTCCTGAAGGAAATTATGCCACCTTTGATGATGGTGCAATGACATCATACGAACTTACATTACAGTTTGGTGAACTCGAACCCGTATTCAATAATGATTATGATCAGGATAATGATGCTACCATAGGTTTCTAAAATGTCAAATTACTTCAGACAAGTTCCAGATTTTGAATACGTTAGCAGACTTCCTGATGCGAAGATCTCTGATTATATTCAAGTAAAAAATTTATTTAAAAAAGGAAAACTCAGAGAGGATATCTTCCAAAGTGTTGCTATCTTTGAAAAGTATCAGATCAGAGGTGATGACAGACCAGATAATGTAGCATTTGATTTCTATCAAGACTCTAACTTAGATTGGTTGGTTCTTGCCTGTAATAACGTCATTAATATTCAGAGTGAGTGGCCACTGAGACAGACAGACTTTGATAGATATATGCTTGAGAAGTATGGTGACTATGATACCCTCTTCAATGGTGCCCATCACTATGAAACCACAGAAATAAAAGATGGTAATGGTATCATTGTGATGCCAGCTGGTCTTAAAACTGACTCTACATTTGCTTTTTCATATACAGATAGTAGAAGTGATACTCTATTCAATCTATCTAATATTGCAAAGGCAGTCACAAACTATGAGTATGAATTACAACTTGAAGACGACAAGAGAAATATTTTCCTACTGAAGTCCAGATACCTCAATATTGTTCGCGATGATATGGAAGAAATGATGACATACAGAAAAGGATCCAGTCAATATAAGACTGAATCCTTGAAAACTGCTGATAATCTCAGGTTGTTTATTTAATTATTCTTCTGCCAGTTTCTGGAAGTAGGATAGAGCATCATCCTCATCAGAGTCATTAGACTTAGGGGTGATGTATGGTGCATTGAAGTCAGCAGCAGGTTCAGGTGCTTTTGACTTGAAGTCAGGAGTGAAAGATCCACGACCTTCACTCTCACTTTCCAGTTCCTCATCGTAGCGATGTGGTGTAGACTTCTGACCCAAGACCATCTTCAAGCGTGTTTGTAGTTGCTCGTAGGATTTGAATTGATCTGTTGCGGTCAAGGCAGTCAACGAGTATTCTTTTTTCCAGAGGGCTTCAAGAGCATCGTCATCATCCAGGAGTGGTGCAATGCGATCAAATTCAGACGAGTCATAATTCCAATAACCCTGAACTTTCTTAATCTTCAGTTTGAAGTTGGCACCCTGCCAGAAATCAAAAGGATTGATAGCACTCTCATCTTCAAACTCAGGTTGCATTGCTTCCATGATCTTGTCAAAGATCTTTTTACCATACTTAAATAGGAAAACTTTACCTTCATTATGAGGGTTCGTCTTATCCTGCACAACATAAATGTTGCTGTAGTAGGAGAGTTTACGCTTCTGCTTACGGACAGTATCTTTATCGGTTTCGTTACCACTGTTCCACAGTTCACGATTATACTCACCAAGGGGATCCTTTTGACCGATAGTAGTTAGTGAGTTCTCAATGTACCAACCACCAGGACCTTGAAATGCGTGGGAGTACATCTTTGCCCAAGGAAGTTCTTCCTCGTTAGGGGCAGGGAGGAAACGGATAACGGCATAACCATTGCCGGTCTTATCCATTTCAGGTTTCCAGAGACGGTCATCACCACCGCTGCTGGTATTATTCATCTTCTCAACTTCCTTGACCAGTTTAGAGGTCAGGGAACCAAGAGAGGATTGCTTTTTAAGATTTGCAAAAGACATAGGATTTGTTGTGTTTGTACGTATTTGGCTTTTGTGTACTCCAGTATTCTACATGTCGGAGTCGTTGTCGTCAATACTCTTTTTCATTACATTAAGCATCTTTTCCATATTGGAAAAAACAACATTCATATCAACATCAGATGAGAGTCCCATCAGTTGAGCAGAGTCAAGAATGTTTTGTTTCATCAGTTTTGCTTCTGGATCATCAGATAAACTCAAGCGAGTGTAGAGAATCTTTTGTTTCTCTATCAATTTTCCCATAAGTCTAACATGAAAAAGTTTTTCTTCCTTATTCATGCTTGGAAATTTAAAGACGTTGGTATAAACGTCTTCTTGTAATTCACTGATTTCGGTCATCTCTGCACGGACGACCTCTGAATCAAAGAAACTCATTCTTCTTCAGACTCCTCCTCTTCAGTTTCTGGTTCAGCATTTGACTCTTCAATTTGTTGAAGAGCATCAATCGCACCAAGAACTTTTAGATAAGTAATGCGAAGTGTTTCAAGTTGCTGTTCAATCTCAACTCTCTGCTTGAGCAGATTTTCTAATACTTCAGAATTATTAAGTGCCATGGACCATCTCCTTCAGAATTTTTTTGTAGTGGAATACATCGATATTTAGGAATGGAGAATACTTTCGCATTCTCATACTGACGGTTTCCCACACTGGGTCTGTCAGTTTTTTATCATAGTCAGTTCGATAACCAAGTATCTTATCACAGATAACCATTGTCTCAAGTGAAATGTCTCCGCTGAGATATCCCTTGAGTATTGGTGAGTGTCCATTTGAACTTGCAAAAGCATTATTAATGTCTCTATTAGCAAGAACGGACTCCATCTCTTCTTTAAAGATATAAGAAAGAGATTGTGTTCTTCGTTTCCATGAGGTGTATCGTCCCTCACCTTCTCTGATCATTTCACCAATCCATAGCTTACCTGGGTCAGTACAGGTAACAAAATTGGAAATGAAAAACTCAATAACTTCTTGATCAGATTTATTTCGTGCTAACTTTTCAAACCAGAATCGATCTTTCCTTTTATAGAAAGATTGTACTGTTGCACGACTCTTACCACAATACTTGTGATAATCATATTTCTCTTTAGTGAAGTGATTCTTCAAAGAGAGATACTGTTTATATGCGTCAAAAGGCATCATGAAAAAAGTAATAGGGCAATTTTTTTGCCGGAAAATTTTTCCCCCTTAAAATGAATTATAGGGGTAATTTTGCTCTGGAAGTCTTCTTTAAGAAGTTTAATTCCATTGCTTCAAACTTGAGTTTTTCTTTAAGAGGTTTAGAAATAAGTTTGGGAACAGATTCAACATCAATGCTTTGCAAATCACAGAAGTGAACAATAGCATCAATGTAACTCATTCCTTTATTATCTTGCACAAGGCTTTCAATCTCTTGTGCAAATCGAGAAGGGCAGAAGAACTTACTCTCCAACACTTTTTCCAATTCATTCTCCATTCTCTGACCTAAGATTGTGAGATACAAATTCCTTTATATACCGAACTAACAATTTAATATACTCCCCTTTGTTACGTTTGTCAAATACTTTAACCTCACCACCAGGAGTAACCATGATGGTAATTAGTTTTTTAACGGGAATACCAGTGAGTTCATAGTAAGCAGAAGCATAGAACATTTCTTGAACGAAATAATTCTCCAACCACTTTTCAGGTTTAATTTTTTCGGATGTTTTAAAATCGATGACTGCAAGCTCGCCTTCGTACTCTCCGATACAGTCAACTCTACCTGCCAATCCAAGATACTCTGAGTACAGAGTCCTTTCTATAGCGTGTATATTATTTATCTTGTCCAGATATGGTTTAGCATGATGAAACATAAACTTAGTCAGAGGTCTAAACTCATCCCAGTTTATTTCTTTGTTCAACATGTAGAGTTCAGTTGCCGCGTGGAAGTCTGTTCCGCGAGTTGTTGCCTTTTTGGTGATTCTGTTTGCCTCTTCAATACCAACTCTCTTTCTCCACTTAACAAAGATTTCTCTGTTATAAAATGAAGTTACAGACGTAATAGAAGGCACCCAGTCCCCACTTGGAAGATTGTAGAGACGGATGCCGTTGGTTTCTTTTTTGTTTAACTCAAGATCACCGAGATAATTATGATGAATAAAATTCATGTTTTACATAGTTTCCATTTTAGCAAGTAGATATTCCTTCACTAATCCAGAGCGAACAATGTCTTCGACACTGAACTCAATGATATCAACTGAAGGCATAATACGTAAGATCTTCATGAAGTCTGCGATGCCGTTTCTCTCTCTGTCTTTGAGAAGGTCAGATTGAGTTGCATCACCACAGAACATGATCTTACTATTTTCACCAACTCTGGTGATAATACTATCAAGTTCATGATAGTTCAAGTTCTGGAATTCATCAACAATGATGATTGCGTTGTCCAGAGTTGTGCCACGAATAAATGATGTGGACCAGAAAGAGATAGTTCCCTGAGTCTTCAGGTTACCATACAACATTTCAAAGTCTGCTTCTGTTGGAAGTTCAAACATGAACTTCACCATATTCTTATATGGAATTTGATAGAGTGAAGACTTATCCTCATGGTCTCCAGGAAGGAAACCAATCTCTCTGGTTGCTACAAGAGACCTGACGATGTAGATCTTCTCATAGGGTGTCTTCATATCAAAGACATCACGCAGAGCATTGTAGAGGGTAATGAAGGTCTTTCCTGTTCCCGCACAACCATATGCCACAAGGTTCTGATTGTTTTTATAGCAACGGAAAAGTTCTTCTTGATTCTGTGTCAGAGGCTCAATGGGTTTCATCAAGTCTGAGTTAAGTGGTTTCTTTCTTTTCATAGTTTTGTTGCTCATTCCAAATGGAACGATGGGGGACTGAGACTTTCTTTTTGCTGGCATAAGGTGTAAGAAATTAGAAAAGAGAAATTATCCGTAGTACCGGTTTTTACTTACGTTGGCACCAGGTTGTTTAGATGCACGATCCAAGACTTCATTCCATCCATTGGATTTGGCCTCACCAGTCCACTTAAACTCAGTAGACTGTCCTGCACATCCTTCCGACCAGTCCCTATCCCATCCTGGATTCTCATCTTTCCACTCTGAATATGCCTTCATAGACATATTAAGTTCTTTCTTTTCTTTTGTTTCTAAATTAATAACAGGGTATGTTGGCATAGCTCAATTGTTGGTGTAAATATTTATGAAACCCATTCCATTGCTTCAGCAACAGCAGGGAATTGTTCACAGAAGATTTCTTTCGCACCTAATGCAAGGTTCATATGTTCCTTCTGTGTACCATTTGCAGAACGCAAATCAATATAATGGATCCATGACCGAACTGAGCCCGTCATGTAAATTTTTGTGGGACATGCCAAAGGAAGCACAAAACGAGCACACTCCTTTGCGATTCCCTCATCAAGCATTCTCTGATAAAGATCCATTGCTTGTGAAAAATGTTGTTGCATTAACATTTCAAACTTCTGACTCGTAAACGGGTCAATATCATCAATAGAATTCTGACGATTCTTGGTGTCTTGTCTGCGTAGTTCAGGTAGAGGGATCTTCTTCGCGAGTAAGGAAGAATCAGCATAGCGTTGTGAAAATTCTTGATATGTGAACGAACGATGTCGGAGCACTTGAGCTGCGATTCCTCTGGTGGTATTCAACTCCAGAGTCATGTATGCTTGCTCAAAGATACTCCAGTGTTGATGCTTCACACAATACTTCAACAATCCAGAGAACTTTTCATTCTCTTGGTTGTTAGGGTTTGACACACGGGCACAATATGCCATGTGTTTCTCAGCATCAGGGGTTACGCTGATTAGTTTTACGTTGTTCTCGCTCATCAAGTGTCTCGTTAATAATGTCTTTTAGTTCTTGTCTTTCTAAATCAGTAAAGACATTTCGTTTTGGTATCACCAGTGGTGGATAGGATCTTTTTGATTTTGATTTACCATCACCAGGTAAACTCATTCCTTGTGTATCTATCTTATCCATCATCATCCTCAAAAACTTCGTCGTAATCTAAAATGTAATTGGCAGCAGGATCATCAAAATTTTCTTGCTTTGAAGTATATGCATCAGTATTAGAATATACCTCTGCTTCTAAAGCCTCAACAAGAAGTTTTAAATTCCTCACTATCAGTTTTAGTTTATCTCTTTCCATAAAAAAATGGGAGGTTTCCCTCCCATCTTAACACTATTCAATCAGTTTGACAATCACTTAGTGTAAGTTTGTCCACGATAGCAGAAAGTCCCGTGAGACTCTTTGCTTTCTACACAACGAGTAGAATACTCAACACCACGATATGAGGTGTGAGAGATCTGTGCGTCATGGATAGCAGATGCTTTGTTGATCTGCTTCTTGATGATGTTAAGTGTGTTCATTGTAGGTACTCCTAAAGTAGTTGGATTTTTAGGTCCGTTCCTTTAGTCGTTTGCGTCCCATGGATAGCAA